TACTTTAGAGGGATCATATCAATGGATCCGGGCTATAATTTTACACCGCTGTAATCGCTTTGAGGCTGTATGTATGCACAAAAACGTATGTGCCATCGTCTGCCTGTTTTAACCAAAACGTCTGCTTGCTGCTGTTCTGATCGTTCCACAGCTTGAGTTTAGCGGTATCTCCTGCTACACCGTTGCTTTCCACGCTGGCTAATCTGCCCGGCGAAAGTTTCGGCTCCAGCTGGACATACTGTGCAAGCCCCTTGGCCTTGTATACAATTTTCCACAGCTGCGCGTCTGTGCCATTCTTTGGGTATAGCTGCAGCACAGCACCGTTGACAGCATTAGCCCCAGGAACATCCAGATACAGTCCCGTAGACTTGCTTTTTATGCGGACGAAGCTGCCCCCGGCATCCTCAATCTGGAACCGCTGGTTGTCTGTGCCTTTCTGCTGTCTCATTTCAATTTTTCCAGTCTTCGGGGTTTGACTGTCGGCCTTGTCCTCCTCGTCATTAATACACTCAAGTATGCCGTCCCAAGGATAATTGTAATAATCACACTCGTGTGACTCCCATCCGGTCTGATCCCCTTCCGCTCCATCAATCCCGCCAGTTTCAGAAATGCTGAATTCCCCCAGCCGATCCGGCACTGCAGACATGCACATAGCCGTGTGGCAAGCCTCGTTAAGATAGACATCCCCTGGTTTTGCGATATACGCCGTTCCCGGATGCCAGCGGAAGTTTCCGGTTGCTACCATGCAATCCCGCATGTTTCCTGTAAATGTCGCGCCGCCACAGCTGATCCCGGCCGCCTCGAACGCGGAAATGATAGCAGAGCTACAGTCCCGATCTCCCTGCTGCAGCTGATACGTCTTGCCATTGATTACTACCGGGCATGTCCCGGCCCCATCCCCCCATCTGCTAATCTGACTGTAACCGTGCCAGCTGTGTTCCAGTAAATGTCTGAATAATTTAAGTGCTACTTCTCTTTTCTTCATGTTTTATTCTCCTTCCGGCTCCGTGGTTTCCGTGTTCCCGATCTCTGGCAGTCCGGCAATGCTGGTCAGCAATGACAACACACCGGCCAGCAATGATGCAGACACCACATATTTAATATCCACCTGGCTCATTACGACCGCCGTTCCGATCCCGGCAATTGCGGCCTGCGCCACAGTTTTTACTGCCCTGATCCCAGCCTTTTTGCCCCATTTGATCCAATACTCTTTATTTTTCATATTCCTTTTTCCTCCTATTTTAAATTTGCCAATAAATAAATTACCCCGCCGGCGGCCGCCGTCCCTATTGCCCCAAGAAACGCGTTGAATAAGGCTTTCGTGCTGTCTTTCCACCGGCGCGCCGGTTCCTGTTCCAGACAGTCCACCTTGTCTTTGATGTCCTCCACATTCCTGTTTGTGTGCTTCATTTCTGAGGCCATTTCGACAAGCGTTTCGGACATGGTATGTATTTCTTCAACGATTGGCTCCAGTTTGTCCAGACGGTGCGTGTTGCTCTTTGAGCGTTCTTCTACTCTTGTAAGCCTGTTCTCGTGTTCTAAGTCCATGTGGATCTCCTCTCTATTTTCTAAATTAAAAAAAGACCGGATCCGGTCTATCTCTTGTCCTCATATTCATATTCCTTTCTTTCGCTAAATCGCAATATGTTGAAGGTAATTACCGCATCAGAAAAATTCACTGCTATTATAGGACAGTCTAGGGATCTGGAAAAGATAATTACCATCCCTTCTGGTGCGAGTGTACAAACAGTAATAACGCGCGCAAAGACTGGATATGCCCGTACCATTAATTGCACCGACCGCGGATATAGTGTCTCAGGCACTCAGCTAACAGTGTGGTTTTCTCTCGGTTCTTCTGATACGACCAACCGAGACGTTACCATTGAGATAATCTGTCTGTACAAATAATTTTTTATTATACGATGGTTTTCCATACTACCTTACCTTTCGAAAGTTTGCCAATCCACATTCTCGGAAATGCAGTACCTGTATCTGATGCAAAGACAGTACCGATGTCACCACTGTTTACATCGGCGTTTTGAAGATAAATAGTTCCTCTGGTCCAGGTATTTATAGGAAATCCCATGTTGTTGTTAGGACATACTTTATAATTAACTACGTAATTTCCACCCGCATCGTTACTTGCATTAATGACATCTGCTATGAATTGTGAAATAGTTGCTGACGGTGTGGGTCTGTAGTCTTTCCACAGGTTCGCCGGCAAATTGCGATTTAGTGAGTCAAGCGTATCTGCATCTAGGCTGACCCTTTTGCTCCCTTTTTCAAATGTCAATTTCCCATTAGCAATATAAACGCTTGATTCGCTTGACGAATCCGATACACTTACCCCCAAATCATTTACTGTGACTTTATATGGAGTGCCTGCATATGTTCTTTTTATTGTAATTCCATTATAACCCACCTTCGTGTCTATAATGTTTTCGCCACCGCCGTCCGGGGATGTATGAGACATACTATGAGTTGTAATTTCGCCACCTTCGATTCTGAAATCCCCGGTTACATACAATCCATTTTCATCAGGCCAATTTCTAAAGCTGCTTTTAAACACAGACCCATTAAATTCATATCCAGTGAATGTGTCAGCTTTAATATTTACTGCAGAGAATTCGAACAGTTCCCACTTCGTACCATTCCATCGGTACGTTGTATCTTTTACAAGCCCGCTTACGGTTCCGGTATGTTTCCAGAGCATGCCGGTATATTTGCTGGTCGGCTCTGTAGCAGATACCACAATACCTGTTGCCGGCCCTTGAGGTCCTGTGGCACCGGTGTTTCCTTTCAATGACAGTGAAAATGAGAATTGTTTTGTGAAACTTTTCCCGTCTACTGTAATTGCAATGGTCACATTGCCGCTTTTTGTGGTCAGTGCCGTGGTTGCGGAAAACACAATCTTACATGCAGTTGTTCCGTTGCCTGTCACTTGCGCTGTCAGTCCCGCGAATCCTGTCGCAATCCCCGTAGGGTTACCGGAAACCGCTGTACTTCCTATCTTAGTAATTGTTACCGCCACCTGAGTTGTATTTTTCCAGGCGTTAACATTTGTGTCTGTGCTGCCAGCTACCGCCGCGGCCGTCCCCGCAGCGAATGAATATGATTCGTTACTCAGTAATATTGTATAACCAGTTCCTGCAGCTCCAGTATCCCCTTTATCGCCTTTTATAAGCGACCATGTGTAATCTGATGCCGTTGTACTCTCCGTGGCAGTCGTTTTGTTGTATGCCAGTCCGATATATGTTTTCCCGGAAGGATCGTCCGACATGTTGGCCCCTGCCGCAGAAGTCGCATATTTTATCCATGTGTAATAAGTTTTGCCATCAGCACCCTTGCCGCCAGCGACTCCTTGATCACCTTTTGCCCCCTTTATCAATGACCAGGCATAATCACTATAATTTGTACTTTCTGTTGCTGTGGTTTTATTGTATGCCAGCCCAATATACGATTTTCCCGAAGGATTATCGCTCATACCAGTGGTAGGCGTATCTGCGTATTTCAGCCACGTATAATACGTCTTCCCATCTGCACCTTTAGGTCCCTGTATTCCTTGCGATCCTTGCGGACCCTGGGGTCCTGTAGCTCCAGTATCTCCCTTATCGCCCTTAATGAGTGACCATGTATAATCAGATGCTGTTGTGCTCTCTGTAGCAGTAGTTTTGTTATATGCCAACCCGATATATGTCTTTCCGGCCGGACTATCAGACATATTCGCACCGGCTGCGCTGGTAGCGTATTTTATCCATGTGTAGAATGTTTTTCCATCCGCTCCCTTGCCACCTGCTACACCCTGATCGCCTTTCTCTCCTTTTATAAGCGACCATGTATAGTCGCTGTAGGTATTACTCTCAGTGGCAGTGGTTTTGTTATATGCAAGCCCAATATATGCCTTACCGGTTGGGCTGTCACTCATTCCGCTTGTGGGACTATCTGCGTATTTGAGCCATGTGTAATATGTTTTCCCATCCGCTCCCTTTGGTCCTTGTATTCCCTGTGATCCCTGTGGACCCTGCGGGCCTGTGGCTCCGGTTTCGCCTTTTATTTTCGTCCACGAATACTTTGTCGGGTCCGTGCTGTCTGCAGATGCATAGTCTGTATATTGCCCGATATACAACTTATTCGCACTGTCAGATACCGAAAATCCGGTCTTGCCGTCTGCACTGTTCGCATAAGCAATATGCAAGTACGGGGTTTTGCCGTCCGCCCCTGCTTTCCCTGGGGTTCCCTGCGCGCCGTCTGCGCCTTTTATCTTACTCCACGCATATTTTGACGGTGTTGTGCTGTCTGTAGCTGTGTTATCAACGTACATACCAATGTATTCCCGATTGCTATCTGATACAGAGAAATCTTTTGTTCCATCCGAGCTGTTCGAATATGCGATATGCGTGTAGCTGCTCTTACCGTCCGCACCTTTTGGCCCCTGAATGCCCTGATCCCCTTTTTCTCCTTGCAGTCCCTGGAGTCCTCGTGCCCCGGTTTCACCTTTATCTCCCTTATCACCTTTGTCTCCCTTGATGAGTGACCAGGTATAATCTGATGCTGTTGTACTTTCGGCAGAAGTGGCTTTATTATACGCCAGTCCGATGTACGTCTTGCCCGTTGGATCGTCCGACATGTTGGCACCGGATGCATTTGTAGCATACTTGATCCATGTATAGTAAGTTTTCCCATCGGCGCCTTTGCCTCCGGCTACGCCCTGGTCTCCCTTTTCACCTTTAATCAGCGACCACGTATAATCCCCGTAATTATTACTTTCCGTGGATGAGGCTTTATTGTATGCAAGTCCTATATATGCTTTTCCGGTTGGGCTGTCTGACATTCCAGACGTTGGCGTATCCGCGTATTTTAACCAAGTGTAATAAGTCTTACCGTCTGCCCCTTTCGGCCCTTGTACTCCTTGCGGCCCTTGAGGACCCATAGCTCCAGTATCTCCTTTTTCTCCTTTTATAAGAGACCATGTATAATCTGAGGCATTCGTACTTTCTGTAGCTGTGGTCTTGTTGTACGCAAGACCAATAAATGTTTTTCCGGCGGGATCATCCGACATATTCGCCCCAGATGCACTTGTTGCATATTTTATCCAGGTATAATACGTTTTCCCGTCTGTCCCTTTCGGCCCGGCAACTCCCTGATCACCTTTTGCGCCCTTTATCAGCGACCATGTATATTCACTGTAATTGCTGCTCTCTGTAGCTGTCGTTTTGTTATAAGCAAGTCCAATATACGATTTACCAGATGGATCATCACTCATCCCCGTTGTAGGTGTATCAGCGTACTTTAACCACGTATAATATGTTTTTCCATCGGCACCTTTCGGCCCTTGTACTCCTTGGGATCCCTGGGGGCCTGTGGCACCCGTCTCTCCTTTGATCTTCGTCCATGCATATTTTGTGGGGTCTGTACTGTCAGCAGATACATAATCCGTATACTGACCGATATACAGCTTATTCACACTGTCGGATACTGAAAATCCTGTTCTACCGTCTGCGCTGTTTGCGTAGGCAATATGCAGATAAGGGGTTTTACCATCGGCTCCGGCCTTCCCAGGAGTGCCTTGTGCACCGTCCGCACCTTTTATCTTGCTCCATGCATATTTTGTAGGTTCTGTACTGTCTGTGGCTATGTTATCCACATACATTCCGATGTATGACCGATTGCTATCTGATACAGAGAAGTCGGTTGATCCATCTGCACTATTTGCATAAGCAATATGAGTATAACTGCTTTTTCCATCTGCGCCTTTAGCTCCCTGGATTCCCTGATCACCTTTCGGACCCTGGAGTCCCTGGAGTCCCTGCAGCCCTCGATCTCCCTGCGGTCCTTGCGGGCCTGTAGCTCCTGTCTCACCTTTAATTTTTGTCCATGCATATCTAGTTGGATCCGTGCTATCCGCAGACACATAATCCGTATACTGGCCAATATATAGTTTGTTTAGGCTGTCAGATACTGAAAAGCCAGTTTTCCCATCTGCGCTGTTGGCATATGCAATATGCAAATAAGGTGTTTTGCCATCCGTCCCAGCTTTGCCGGGCGTTCCAGCAGCTCCATCTGCGCCCTTGATTTTGCTCCAGGCGTATTTTGATGGCGTAGTGCTATCTGAGGCAGTGTTATCAACATACATACCAATATATTCACGGTTGCTGTCCGATACTGAAAAGTCAGTGGTGCCGTCTGCGCTGTTGGCATATGCAATATGGGTATAGCTGTTCTTTCCATCAGCTCCCTTCGCGCCCGGTATTCCTTGGTCACCTTTTTCTCCTTGCAATCCTTGAAGGCCCCGAGGGCCAATTTCTCCTTTATCGCCGTATACCCCAGTTACTCTCGGTGTAGTTTTTTCTTTCGTACCATCCGTGTATGTATACTCTTCATATATCCATAGATATTTGTTAGTTTCTGTAATTGTCGGGATATCTGTCTTCCATTCACTACTGTTTACTGTTATCCCTGTATTTTGGGGAGATACAAGATAATACGATTTTCTTTCCGAAATTCCAACTCCGTCCTCTCCCTGATCTCCTTCTATTTTTTTCCAATTATACATCGCGGGATCTGATGAATCAGTTTGGTTAAGATCTACATATACCCCGATCCAACTTCCCGCTGCTTCCCCATTATCTGCCGTAAAAGATGATCCACCATCATCGGAATACTTAATATGCAAGTAAGAGGTTTTTCCATTCTCTCCATTTGCTCCTGGTATACCACGGTCCCCCTGTGGCCCTTGTGATCCCATTAATTGTTGCCACTGATAGGCTGCGGGATTATTCGAATCCTCAGACTCGAAGTCTACATATGTACCGATGTATTTGTCAGGTGTTTCGGTCATTTGTGCTGCAGTAGGGTTTGCAACCGGACTATATTTAACATGGAAATATGAGGTTCTTCCTGGATCACCGGATGGCCCCGGAATCCCCTGTTCTCCCTTTTCACCTTGCGGCCCCTGTTCGCCATCCGATCCATCCCGCAATTTTGCTAGTGTTATGGTATCAATTGCCACTTGCCCGGTATCCATAGCTCGGATTACAGCCGTATTCCCTACCCATACAACAGATGCCTCATCAATCGTAATTGTTGTATTAGTTTGTGCAGGAATGAAATCGGCCCATATATCGTATTCATTGCGATACTGCCATTTTTCATGATTTGTGTTCTGGTATTCGGCAGTTAATATCAATGCAGACTGAACCGGGGTGTTGCTGCCTGACTCATATTTCATAATTTGGTTTCCGGTGACTGTACACAGTTTAGCATCCTCTCCATGATAGCCGTCTTTGACCTTCGCGTAAGTGAATGTAAGTGTGCAGGCTATACCGTCCAGCGTTACCGGGATATTTATCACCCCATTGTCAGGCATGTCTTTTCCTTTTTTGCCCGTTATGGTAATAGTGGATCCACTCAGGCTGAATGCAAAACCGCTGACCACCGGAAGCGTACCGATAACAGGTTTTATCTGCTTAGTGCCTTTGTATCCCACAACCACAGTGGACACAGATATATTTTTCGTAAGATTACCATCGTAATCAGCGTTAAATACATGGCTTGTGGTGCTTAGATAAAGTGTGTATGCATCAGCCCCCGGGCCTCCATCTTCCCCCGCTTTCCCCGGCTCACCATCGTTTACATTAGCTACTGTTGCCTCAGCGTATCCCCTTGATATACCGGCCTTGTCCGTGGCCTCATACCGGTATACCGCTTTCCCGGATATGTCCGCTGCGTTGACCGTAATAGACTTTGCTGTGGATATTTTTTCTCCGTCTACAGTCCATTGGATTACAAGGCTGCCCGTCATATCTTTTCCTGAATCCATTACAGAAGCCGTAAGGGTTGTGGAGCCTTCACCGTTTTTAAAAACGATCCCGTTGTCTGTAAGTATTGAACATGTATACACCTTATTCTCCGCAATGAGCTTCTGCATGGCGTTCAGTAATGCTTTGTCGATCTGGCTCTGTAGCTCCTTGAAGTTATCAAATGTGGTCTTATTCTGCGCCGGATCCGTGAAGCTCCTGGACTGCTCTGTAACCCTTGCCTGCAGGTACAGAGGCGGGTTGTATACATCATCAACGATGGTCACTGTATCCCCGATGTCCGTATCGAAATATCCCTCTACCTCATACTGTACCTGCGGCACGCAGTTCTTTTTCAACTCTGCAAGGGCCTGGCCGTATAGCGTGTTGACATTATCCGTGTCATAGCTCCAGTCCACGGTGCTATACCGGTCCGTGCTTGCGGTATTACTCGGAAACCGATCACGGGCCTGTACCGCCCGGATGCATCCATCACCTTTCGGTGACTGGTACTCTATATTGCCTTTAGCGTCACGCTCTGCCTTGTCCAGATTGGTTACCATCAGGCCGTCTTTACCGGTTGGCCTGATTGCGGTGTACAGCTCCGTAATATCAGATGTCTTTGTGATCCCAGACACCTCTTTCCCATAACGCAGCATCATGTCTGTACGATCCCGCCCCATCCCCTGGTCAGCGTCAGAATTCTTTTTGTATACGTTCAGGACTATCTTTTTCAATGAGTAGTCATTATTCAAAATCGGGACAAATTCTGCCTCTGCGTCAAATACCGTTGCCAGGGAGTATATACGCCCCAGCACGGTTTCCGATCCAGTCCACTCATGTGTTATGGTCTTGTCTGCCACCTCGTTAATGTTTAGTGTCAGAGTGTCCTCAAAATCGAATACATCCAGATACTCCGCGAATTTCATGGCCTTCGATGCCTTATAAGCGTCCACACGCTCGTTAAGCAGCTCCAAGTTCAGACTGTAGGCTTCAACTTCTACCTCGTATTCATCCCTGACAACTCTGACAATATTGAAATAATAATCCTTCCTGCGCCACTTGAATGCCAGTTTATTACCCTCTACCAGATTCACCGATTCGGGATGCTGCGCGTCCGTGGAAAATGTGTATGTGCTGGCGGCTCCCTTAAGGTATTCGTGTAGTTCATCTTTATAGTAATGCATTGCCTCCGGGGCCTCATTATCCAAAAAAGCGCGTATATCATCATACGCGCTCAATACTGCTATTCTTATGTTGTCCACTATAGATATGCCTCCCTTATCTTGGCTGTTATAGTTGGCGCAGGATCAGCAAAATCTGAAAACAAGAACTGCACCTTAGTTTCCCCTGGAGGAGCCTTCGGGTAATTACTGCCCACGATCTCATCCTCCTGGCTGATAACCCCGTTGGTGTATACTTTGCTGGCCGCGCCATTGATGTATACCACGTCACCGGATTGATACCGGTTTGGGATGTCGTACCAATAATTTACGTTGTCCTTGCGGAAAAACAAATAATCCCAATACATCCGGGTAACCAATTGTTTTACGCTACCGCGCTGTGCTGAGAAGATGGATATGTATTTTGCCTGTTTCGCAGCGGATGCCGTACTCCCGTATAAGGTATATACCCCTCCGCCAAAATAAAACTGGAATTTCCGGCCGGATTTACGGATATAGATTTCTCCCTTATCATGCGTTGTACATCCTTTGTAATCTGGCACAAAACTAATCCGCTGTTTTTCCACTCCCTCAATGTCAAACATGGCGTAAGCCAGATTTTTACCAAGCTCATATTTTGCGATCCTTATACTGGCCAAATGGTTTCCCGCCGTATCCCCGATGGACAGCATAAGCATCCCCGCCTGTGATATTAGCCCTGTTTCGTACCACACCTTAGCCTGAACATAAAAGTTCTGTGCTCCGACTACCCCTCCTGAGTCTGCGGGTATGGTAACCATCTTGCTTGCCCCGTGCCAGTTATCTTCCCCGCTCCCGACATTGTCCAGAGCCAACCATTTATGGCCTTCATATGGACCTACAATTTTAAATGTGCCATTTTTAAGATAGTTGAATCCCAGTATTCCCTGACCGTCCGTCATAGCACTGTACGCCTCTGGGGTGCGGTAATTGATAAGCTGCTGTGTCTTCTGCCGGGTTACTCCGTCTTGCTCCCCAGCATCTCCCAGCTGGATCACACCGTCCTTGGTTACGATCCCAATGTATCCGTTTTCGCTCTTATGGGTGATCGTATAGTCTATGGGTACGGCTTCTGTGCCGTTGTTGACTATCGTGGCTTCCAATATCCCGCTACTGTTTTTGGCAGCGTTGAAGGTCTTCTCCACCACGGAATATTTATATGGATCAGCGCAATAGATATCAAAGCTGCCTATCACATTCAGTCTACCGCCTGGAACCTCATCGATAGTACTTTTAGTTCCAATGAAATATTTGTCCGGCTCATCATTAAAAACAAATTTTATCTGTTCTTGGTTAAGCATAAGGTTCAGAGCATTAAACTTTTCTCTAAATGCCCTCGGTGTGCCCGCCATGAGCCTGTACGTCACAGTTATTATCCGCGAGACACTCCTTTTCCCTTGATACTCCGCACCATCTGCGTTTCCGATACGTTTCTCCAGTACCTCAGATTCAAGCAACTCCCGTCCGGTAACATACAGGGTTTGATATCCTTCAATCTTATTTTCAATATATGTTCCATTTATACTTACGGCTTCAGCAGGGAGGATCCCTACGTTGCTGTTGTGATTCACAGTATCTACAAAATTATACATTAGACCCTCCTACCGAATTCCATTTATTTTTTGTTTCACTTTTGTTGATCTATCATTTTCAGCTTTTACATAAGGCGCGCTTACCCGTCCGACTTCTTTCCCGTCCATTATATTTCTCAATTCTGCTGATACGTATACGACAGGATTGTAACTATATTCACTGTTTAAATTACTCCGTGAGATAGAGCCAGACGGTACACCGGCAAAGGAAAGAGCACTCGGAATACTTACCATGTTCTCGCTTACGCGCTCTACCAGATTACCCATTGATTCTATACCAATGGCAAATCCTTCTCCTATGTACTCTCCAAGTTTTATGAATACTTTTGATGGGCTCCCGATTTTTGATTTTGCAATAACCGCCTCTTCCGCTGCGGCCGCAAGTTGTGTGGCTATAGCTTGTACTTCTCCAAGTGCTGATCTCATTCCGTTTGCAAGACCTATTCCAATAAAATAACCGCATCTATACATCTGATCAGGGACGCCATCCAATGCGCTTACAATAGTTTGGGCCCCACTTCTGGCAATAGTTTCAGCTTCATTAAAACCAGCAGATAATCCTCGATTAAAGGAATCCATTGCATTTTTCGCCGCGCTCGAAAGTTTGGGAATGATTGTTTGGGCCGCATCCGCTATAAATACTGCCGCATTCTCTACAGCGATCTGGGCTTTATTGCACCCATTTAGAAGTCCAGTGTTAAACCTTATACCTGCCTGTGCCCCCGCTTGAGCCAACGCTGGAATCGTTTCCCTTGCAGAAGACACCACCTGCATAAATGCCGCCGTTACTGAGGACATATCAGGCGGAGTTATTACAAAGCCTTCAAATGCCGCCTTAATATTATCCACAGCCATTTTAAGAGTAGTCGCCACAGCTACAACCATTAACGCACTTTCATAAAATGCCATCATTCCCGTAGTGGCCGCAATTAGGCTTGTTACGATTATAAGCATTCCATTTGCTACATCTGGCAATCCTGCGCCCGCCGTGGATATCTCTCCAAGCCCGAGCGCTACAGCACCGAGTGACTTAGCGATATCAAGCAACGATAATTCAGCTATCATGGTAATTCCAACTGCAACCGCCTGGAAGCCGGCACCCGCATTCCTTGCAGAATTACCAACACTCTCTATAACCCCAGCAATAGAATCCAGTACACTTGAAAACCCGCCACTGATAGAATCTATTACACTAGAAATACCGTCTGCTATTGTCTCAAAGCCTTCATTTATGGAATCTACCACCTGTGATATTACGTCTCCGGCAGTAGTCATTACATTACATAGTGTATCTCCCACAACGGACACTATCTGGCTTACCGCATCTGCTATTGATGCTGCCACTTGAGAAAATGAATCTCCTAATTGTTGTATAACTGGCGGCAAGGCTCTTATAAAACCCTCTGCAAGCGCCATCCCTGCACCAACAGCAACTATCGTCAGACCGAATGCAATCATTCCAGGTATCGCCACATTGAGTGCACTTCCAAACAGGCCAAATACGGCAACCAAGCCCGCTACTACAAGCCCAAATGCCCCCATTGCCGCAGCCCCTTCAAGGCCGGTTTGCGCAATTGGTGTCATTGCCAGAGCCATAACAGATACGGCAGCCGCAAACACTGCTATGCCTACCGCACTTGCCTGCAGCCTCTTTCCTACGGCTCCCAAAATAGCCGCCAGTCCACCAACTACTATGCCAAATGCCAGTAATGGCGGAACTGCAGTGGTACCCAACGATGCCAATGGCACAAGCGCAAGTGCAAGTACAGCCAATGATCCCACAACAAGTGCAATACCGGCACTCATTTTAAGGAATGCATTGGATACTGCATTAAGCCGGGCTGGTGTCGTTTTTACATTTTTAAGCAACGACATCATCCCAAATGATAATGCCAAAACTGCCCCTGTCATTACTGCCATTATTCCAATGGCCATACCGCCAGAATTCGACAGTTTGATCGCTGCACTTGCCAACAGATAAAACCCGCCAGCTATGATGGCCACCCCAGCGCCTACCATCATAAATGATTTTGCAGAAGCAAGCATTTTTTTTGAGCTCCCACCGCTTGATTTTCCGACAGCATCTTGCCCTTTTGCAACACCAAAAAGTTTCGGTGCAAGTTTGCTCAGCCCGAGTTTAGCCAAACCGCCTATAGCTCCCGTGAACGCTCCCACTAATGGAGCAATTGTCCTAAGTATTTTAAAGCCCTGATAAGCGGCAATGATTTTAGGGAGCTGTTGTATTACCTTTGCAATCGTCTCCGCATGATCTTTTAAGAAACCCGCAAAAGTCTTTAATGCTCCTGTGACAGTATCCATAATACCCGAAAAACTACTAATGCTTTCCGTAGTTCCAAACGCCCCAGTCAGATTTTTAAATTCCCCAATGATCTCGCTTATTGCATCTCCAAAGGCGTTTTTAACCTCAATTGCAGAATCCTTTAAAATCTGCCAATAAGGCTTGATCTTATCAACTATGGCTCCAATATTCAAGTTGGAAATAAACTCAGAAACTTTTCCGAGTACGCTTTCTGCCGTATCTCCAAAAGCCTTTATAGACTCCCTCATTGTAGGAAATCCATTCTTTTTTAGCATGTCATCTATGGAATTAATGATACCGAGTGTTCCCCTTGTTACCGCGGCACGCATATTGTCAAATGTACCTGTCCAGCTCGCACCAGCTTCTTTGGCGGCCCCTGCGATCTTCTGTACTCCGTTGGTTCCCTCCATCATTGCAGATTCTACTGTATTAAGGAAATCTTCTGCACTGATCTTTCCGTTAGATAGATCGTCCTGCACAGAGGCAGAATCTCTTCCCACTGCTTTTGCGTACATACCTACAGCATCAATGCCAACATCGAAAAGACGATTTAGCTGATCCATCTCAACGGTTCCTTTTGTCCGCATCTTTGCAATTGCGTCAGTTACCTCTGACAATTGTTGGCTTGTTCCTCTGCCATAGAATGCTACTGCATCGGCCCATGCTCCCACGGACCTTGTGGCAGATCCTATTTCCATACCACGGGTAACAAAATCCTGCGTGGCCTTTGCAGCTACATCCAATCCGTAGGCTGTCCCTTTTGTTACGCCCTTCAAATCATTTAGTGCATTACCGGCTGCATCTGCATTACCAGTTATAGCGGTAATAGTCCTATTGAACTGTTCCATTGTGTCCTGACGGGCAAATGCAGAAGATACTGAACTCTTGAGGAGATCCGCGCCTGCAGAGACAGCCTTAAACACACCAATTCCAGATGCAATTTTCATGATTGAAGACGTGGCAGACGATGCCGCACCTTTTATACCATTAAGACTGCCTATAGAACTCTTTATGGTGTTTGTAAAGCCTTTATCTACGGCACTTAATACTGCCTTTACACTATAACTCTCCATTCTTCCTCCTCTCCAAATACTCCATATACCTTTCTGCCTGGCTTATAGCAGGTTTCTTTACGTCAGACTTTCCACTGGCCTGTTCCAACCTTTTTTCATAGTCAAAGAAGCTGTCAAACCTTTTATACACAGGCTCCGATCTGCCTTTTCCCTTCTTTTTCTCTGCTTTTACTTCCCTGTTAACCCAAGCCTGCAGATGAATCAAGTATTCTTCATCCACCATTTTCAACCGGTATGCTCTCATCCGTAATTCATATTCGTGCAATGTCATGCGCTCAATGGCTTCGATTTCACTCATATTAAGAAAACGCAAGCCGTTTACTATGATTTCCTCATATACTTCTTCTGATGTTAATCGGTCTGATCCTGTTTCTTGAGTGCTTCCTCCATCTGAGCAATCTTTAGTTTGGTAGCATTTCCCTTTTTTAGTTCACTGAGCACCTCGTCAAATAAACTTTCCAGATCTTCGCAGTTCTCTATGTATTCGTCCACGTCATTTGTTGACGGCCGGCTTTTTTCCATACATGTGCCAGCATAAATGATCTCAGATAATGCGACTGTATCAAATGTAAAAAGCATGGGTACCTTAAGCTCAAGTCCGGCCCCAAATTTTGTGCCTTCTTTCAAGAAATAATTTGTTTTATCCAGTTCGCGGATAAACTTAATGCCAAAATGTACATCTACTTCTTTGTTTTTTATGTTCAATAACATCTTTCTTCCTCCTTAACGAAAAAAGAGAGGGATTTCTCCACTCTCTTAGGCTCCTGATCCTGTTTTCGGTGTATCAGCAAATACATAGTCTGCGATTTCCTGTTGTTCCAGAGTAACTGTTACATCTCCGCGTTTTCCACTTCCGTTGATACCGAATGTGAGTGAACACTCTACGAACTCCTCTGCAGACGATGTCTTTTCAAATTCTGTAAGAAATCCCTGAAAGTACATGCCTTTGAATTTGTTATTCCCAGATTCCGCAGACTCCGCAAGGTTTGCTTCCCATATCTCAATAATTTCGTCCGCATCCATAGCATCTTCTAATTTATCAATCATCCCATCCCCTTTTGATAGGATGCTGGTTGCCGTAATTTCTACTTCTGCAGTCCCCGGCGTGCGGATAGAACCGTCTTTTGTAGCCGTAGAATCTGCATCTTTACTCTTTGTACGTCCATTTTCTGTTGTAAATGCAAGCAGCGTTCCATCAGTTGTTGCTGCGTCTTTCTTAATGCGGTATAAGTACACAATTTTCTTCCCCTGTATAGCCTCCGCAAATAATTGTAAATCCATTTTTCTCATATCTTCCTCCTAAATTTCAAATACTAAGTCTACCATGCACCGCCACAGTGCCGGTGTGACCGTCCTATCATGCATCATCTGTATACCTGACTCATTAACTCTTAATGTTATCGAGTACCCATAAGCCTTCCGTATGGAAATTGCCTGCCGGAACAGGTTGCTACCAATCTTAGATACATTTTTTCGGTTATCCTCCGTATCCCAGATATTAATTCTTGTGTCCACACGGGCCGTTATTCCATTTTTTGTGCCTCTGAAATTTGTAGCAGAATCTTCAAAATCTATGAATGGATATCCCACCTCAACCATTGGGCGGCTCTCATAGATTTTCCCATCGACCATAGGGGACGCTCGTTTCCATAATTCATCATGCACTGCCTGCTCTACTGTTTTACTCATTGCGTCCTCCTATTTGACTAATTTTTGCATGTCGGCCTTGAATTTTATCTTCTGCTCTTCCAGTGCGGGTTTGACAAAAGGCTGGGCAGACATGAACCGTGTCCCATATTCCAGATACGGGGAGTATTCTGTTGTCGGACCAGACTCTGCAGTCATACCTCCATCTATAATATCAAGCATTATACTGTCATGTGTTGCCCCTGTCTGATATCCTTTTTCGAAATCGGCATTCCTTTGGATTCCTATCTGCAAGCCAGATCCATTCTTACGAACAGCCCTTTTTACATCGTTTAAAGTGTGATTGTTCTTTAGCTTTTTTTCCAGCTGCTCCAATCCTACAATCTTAATCCCCGACATGCTGTATCACCACCAAGCTCTGCCTGTCGCTGGGACACCGCTCCGAGTCCACAGTGTACATTTTCCCAGCATACTCAATATAATCATAGCCATCTGTATAAGCTCTCTGTAATCGCAGAATAAGGCGGTTAGACTTAACGTCTCCAAACACAACCTGTTGCCGTTCCGCCCCCATGTGCGTTACATTTGCATATCGCTTTGTCCGGATATTATCGCCTTTTTCCCACTCCCCGGAATCAGGATCATATTTCTTGTTATTTTTTCTGATAAAATAAACTGGCTTATCATATCTCAAATGAACCGCACCACCCCTCGTGTGTTATCATTCTGTTGCTGATTCCACGCTTGGATTGCAGGAAGATACGGGGAAATATCGTTTCCGTTGGAATATGTAATGCTTTCCCCTTCTTGTGAAAAGCTGGTCATGCCCTCATTTCCAATCCGATTGAACCGCGCTACTGCCAGCTCACAGACAATATATTCTAGTGCCTGAGGGATTTCTGTTGTGCCGGATGGCAGATATGACAGTACCTGTTTCCCTGCATTTCCGATAATAATGTTCAGTTTTTTAATAAGTTCTTCATCATTTTCTTTAATATCCAATAGGATCTTTGCATCCTCAAGTACTGCCATTCTTTTTCATCTCCTATTTTACGGTGCCTTTTGCTCTCTTCTTATTGGTTGTAGGTTTCTCTGGTTCCGATGATTCTGCATCCTCAGAACTTTTAGCCGCCTCAGTGTGTTTTTCAATCAACGGCTCACCCCGCTTATTATCTGATCCTGACAGCTCTGCAAGACGTTCCTCGCTTACTTCCATCCCCTCACGTGGGAATGGTTCTCCCACGTCATAAGGATGATCGTTGTCCTGCAGGTCTGTAAAAAACTTAATTACTCTATACATGTCTTACCCTCCTACGCCCCTGTTGGATTTTCTGGGGTCGGGGGCGTGATTGTGCCGACAAAAACCCCGTCTGCATATTCAACAAAGAACTTCACACCAGACAGAATCAAAGTTTTTACAACGGCGTTGTCGCCGCCCACATAATGAGTCATTCCGACAAGGCCTGTCGCATCAGAAATCAATGAGAAGGTCTGACCTACATCACCAGATGCGGGTACATAAGCACCATTTATATTCTGAGTAACTGTAGCGATTGGATTTTTAGCAGTAACCTGCGGTGATACAATCGCTGTTCCAAGACCGAGAAAGTTATGAATGTAAGTGAATCCAAATGCAGACTGCATAGTAATCTGAGCAGTTCCAAGATAATCAGCAACATCTGTTGGATTTATAAAGAATACAGGAGAAACGTCCTCATCTTCATATTTATTCTGCAAAGCAGCCCATAAGGCAGCAAGAGTCGTCTGGAGATTTGTACCTGATACTTTACCTGTACCGGTTGCAAGAGTCTCATATAATGTCTTCTTAATATCTTTCTGCACTTTTCCAATAAGTTTTTCATCAGTCATATTAACTGCAACCTCACGCCCTGAACGCTGAATTGCCTCTGCTGTTGTTTCTTTTCTGTACTTGGCCAATTTCAGTTCAATTGTAGCTGCCAGTTTACGCTCTACATTTGTAAGCGGAATCGTCTCCCCTTCCCCAACCTGGGCCGGATCATTGGTTACGGTTGTTTTATATATTTTAATAAGATTACCGGCTGCCATTGGTGTCAGGTCTGCAATGCCAAGTAGTGTTTGCAGCTCTGCAATGTTCTGGCTTATCCTCGTTGTAAAATCTACAGAAATAGCGGGTTCCAAATCTGCTGTTGTAATTGCATTTTCATCTGCGGCAAAAAGCTGCAGTTTTAATTTTCTGTTATCATTCATAATTTAGTTTCCTCCTAAATAAAGATTAATGTTTTCTTTGATAGCACGTTGTCTCTCTTTGCGATCCGCAATTTTGTCAATGTCAGACCTTGTCAGCTTACTTGCCGGTGATCCCGTCCTTGGTGTCTTGCCTTTGAGCCGCTCGGTCACAGCATCGTTAACCGATTTCTCAAACAATTTCACAAAACTATCCACATTCTGCTTTGTTTCGTCCGAATCCTCAGTAACCATTGTTAGCAACAGGTCATCCGGCAGGTTAATATTTTTTGCAGACAAAATCCCACGTGCCACTTTCGCCATTTTGTCTATGGCAGTCTGGTGCCTCAATTCCTCTAGTTGCCTTTTTGCTTCAGCAAGCTCGTCTTGAGTCCGCTCTTCCGCTGACATGTTTGCAAGTCGTTGCGCTTCTCTGACAGCTTTATCTTGCTTTTTTCGTTCTTCCGCAATCTTTCGGGCAATAATACGATCCAGATCCTCGTCTGTGTATTTCGCCTTAGGTTCCGGGTCTGATTCAGGTTCTTGTGGATTTGTCTCTGGGTCTTGCGGTTTGGGATCTGCTGGTGTTGGATCTTCTGGATCCGCAAATAACTGTAACGTCATAAATTCTTTAAACTTCATATCTTTCTACCTCCGTGTTTTGAAACTTACGCTTTGTTTCCATAGCTTTTTCCGGGTTCCACGCCTGCCACTAAATTCCGTAAAGTTTTAGGACATTCACGCCTGGTCACGCAATCCGAACATTATCCGGATACTCATCGGCAATTTGTAAAATACCGATAAAAAAGGAATCCACCAGAGTTCGCGATTTCTCTGATAGATTCCCATATAAAATTTCAACCCCTCCGGGCGATATTTTATATTTAATTTTGTCTGATGTCAGATCCTCAATGGATCTGATTAATGTCTGTGTCAGAGCAGATACCCCGGCACACACAATGTCTTGGCCTGCTGGTGCATAACCTGCATGACCACTAACGGTTATTCCGTCCTTACGGACGCTTATTGCAATCAAATTGTATCCTCCTTAAAATGTGCATAAAAATGCCACCGTCCATTACTGACTGGTGGCATCTACTTATCATCTTCCCAAAATTCATCATCCATTGTGGGGTCATCGTCATCAAAAATTAAAGTTATATCTTCCGGTAATGATTCAATATCGAAGCCTTCTGGAAGTTCGCTTAACTTAATCTCTCTGTCTTTCAATATCTTATTCATAAGGTTCTCGTCCATACTCTAAACCATACCTTTCTGCAAAAGTCTTATTTACTTCTTCTGAAAACATTTTATGCCTTTGAATTTTGTTGATCTTACCATCATTATACAATCGTTGGTACTTAGGACGCAACTCTTTTCGAATCTCTTGTATTGCTTCTTCGAGAAGTTCTGATGACTTTATTTCCTTCGGCCATTCCACTGGTTTCCGCATATAGTACACGCAATCAATTGTGGAAACTCTAAGTTCTGATATTGGCATATTTTTCAAAAACCTTATATCCTTTAACGAAAATGAACCGCCTGACGGGTGATTATGCGTGACAACTGCGTTTTTAAGTTTGCGATAATCAAGAACAGAGAGCCTGACACTATCTGCGCCGCCTCTTTTTGTAGCAATATACTTCCCGCTTGAATCATATATCTCCATTGTTTCCTTGCTCCTATGTGAAAGGCTTTTTTCTGATTTCAAAAGCTCCATCTTTGCTTCTTTCGCCCATTTATCAGTTGAATCTGATAATTCTAGTTTTGTATTCTTTTTCAATCTATTCCACTGTTCCGTAGTGCCTCCATTATCCAAAAAGTCGAGCCATGCTTCATATTCTTCACTATCCTCATATGCAGCAACAGAACATCGACAATTCGGATGCATAGGAGGAGCATTCTCACCAGGCATCATCTTCTCCACATCAAAGTGCTTTCCATCAATCGCCCTGCAGATGTTGCAGGCAGAGCCAAGCGCAATGAATTCATACTGCATAAATCCATTCTGCTCAAATGATTGCTTTTGAGCTTCTGTCTGAACCCTAGCCAGTTCCGTCCGCATTAATCGTTCTGCGTCTGATTTTGATACGCCAAATCTTTTTGTCAAGTGACGCGCAAGCTGTCTCGGATTTCTTCCCTGTATCATTCCTTCTTGTAACAGCTTGGACAATTCTGCTTTCATCATGTCTTGATACATCCATATCCTATCTGAAAACCTCGCGTTATTAAAAGAGGCATTCACAATAGCAAGCGCAGCCTTTTGATTGTTTCTGATGGTGCCCCCGAGTATTCCGGCCTGCCGCTCAAATTCTTTTAATGCGCGCTCAGTTAGTATCGTGTCGAAATACTTCTGCATCTCATCAAATCCTCCGACCAGCTCCAAACCTATATTTGCTTTCAGCATCTCCAGGCGGTTAATCTTCATAGTGGCGTTATAAAGACGCATTTCTTTGTTTGCCTGCTCTGAAAAGTCCTTTTCTTTTACATACTTAGCCGCCTTGCGCTCATACGCTTCGATATCCAACTTGGAAACTCGCTTCTTGGCTTCTGCCAATGTTATGCCCTCTTTTTTGGCATATTTGGTGTAAAACCCGTTGATTTCCTTTTGCACCTGATCCATCATGTAATCATACATACCATTAATTTGATTTATGTACGCCTTTTCTGTTATCAGGTTCTTTTTTAGATTCTCCTCTTCTCTCCTTTTCCAGTACTCTTTACTGTCCATTTCCATCAACTCCAAATAATCTGACAGTCTCTGATTCTGATCGGTACGGTTTAGCATCAGCTTCCAATTTATCCATTTCTTCTTGAGTATTATCTACTATTGATAGCACTTTGAGCTGTGTCTCTTTAGATACAACACCTTCCAGATTAGTTGCTATTTGGCTTTCTTCAAGCAGGTTTGCCGGAAGACTTTTCGTAAATTTATAATCAATGTTGATCCATTGATCAGCTTCCAAAGGGCATGCCGGATGAGAAAATAATATTCTGTAACGCCGTTCTAATGCCGCTTGGAATTTTCTTTTTTTTGCATCCGCAAGATTAGACATGGCCTGCAATTTGTACTTTAAGGCTATTCCGGAAGTTGATCCTGCAAAGCTCTCATCCGATAAATCCGCAACCATTGACATCTGGAATATCCCTTTGTACAGTCTGTCAAGCAGATTCTCTTGTGTTGTATCACCAGTTGGTTTCTGCATAAACTCAGCGACAACACCGGATGGGTCATCTTCTTCGAGATTTACAATCCTCTTATCACGAATAAATTGGATTGTTTTATCATCTATCTTTGGCCCTATAATTTTCATATAAGCATCAGCAAAAGCGTCTACATCATTTGCTTTTTCAGATATGGCTTTGTTAAAGGCGTTAATTGCAGACATCACACCATCCAGAATCCCCAACCGTTCCGAATTTTCAATGAATTCTGTTGCTGGAACATCATCGAAATGATGTTCTGACGGATCTCCAATCCATTTATATGATCCTTCTCTCACAAAGTGCTGCACAATTTTGTCATTTGACCATGAACCGCGCTCTACATCGTTTGCGTCCCGGTAATAATGAATAAAAAACATTTCTCTCATCAAAACCGAATCATCATATATCATAAATGACTCTATTGGTGATATCTGCTGTACGCTCAATTTCCCTTCTTCATCTGTATAATAGATTTCATTTCCTGTTCCAAACATATCATCATATTTACCAAGCTCTGCATTGATATCATCCAGCCCATTGTATTTATTTAAAAAATCTAAAAAGCCTGACACTTCGCTGTCCTCATGATGCAACGCTATTGGAACTCCGAGAAAATATCCATTCATTGTGTCCACAATATATTTCGCAAAACCAAATGCAATCCGATTATCTGGTTTCCAGGCCGGCTTTTTGCGTTGGTGGAATATATTATAATCACCGCGATATGCTTCATCTAATTTGTTTAAGCGCATATTAACTTCTTTTTTGTGCCTGCCAATATATTCGGCAAGTAGCTCTGGAGTCATTTCTTTCCCTGCTTGAATTCTGTAAATCATGTTTATAACCCTCCTGTAAAGCCTGTATTTACCCCGTTTTTCTTCTCCATCTTCCTCAACAAACTTGCCGCGCTATCAGGACTATCATCGTGATCGGCAAATTCGCTATAATCCAATATCTCATTGATGTACTCGGGATCCGTATCCTCCAACCAAATGATATTCTTCCAGTTCTTCCTCAGGTGAGTAGATATCTTAACAAACTTGTTCATACTTTCGTGATATCCGTGTACTGGAAGACTCATTTCGCGAATCTCTTTCTTGAGATATCCTTTGTCGGCATTCTCTTCGCATTCAATAGTCCCTAGCCTTAACCGCTGGTGGTACATCTCAATTTCTTTCAGGCAATCATCCACATGCCTATCCCAACGCTTCCCAAAACCGATAATTGAACCATCTTTTTGCTTTTTAAATGCCGTGAATGCTGTGCCGTCTTTTCCGTCATATGCTGCATCAATATGTGCCAGCCCGTTAAAGATCAGTGATTCGTCTGCCGTAAATTTAGGATCTTTAAACATTGCATCCTTGTCCGCAATATGCTTTAGTTCATAGTTGGCAGCAAAGAGACTGTCACTCATGCTCTGCCGGAGCTGCTCTAGTTTATCCCGGGTAATTAATCCCGTAGAATAACAATCATACCGTTTCACATTCGGCATGATGGAAATTGCATCTTCCTTATGCCAGGGAGTTCCAGTGTTGATAAACCGGCCGCCACGGTTACAGATGTTCTGCAGCTCCATGTACTGTATCTTTGTCCTCTCACGCTCTGCCTTGCTGATACGATCCTTTAGATTGACGATATCATCTGTGACCACAATGTCTGCATGTTTTCCTGTAATAGATGTTCCAATACCAAGTCCGATCACCTGTGAGACTCCCTTTGTCGATGTACAAAGGTTCGTGTGGATCTCTGAGTTGTTCTCTTTATCAAATCGCATTTCCACATTGTAAAGATTATGCACGACCTGTCGCATGGCTCCGGATTTCAGTATCTTCTGCGTCTGAACCATAACCTCTCGCACATCATCATCTGTCTTCCGAAAAAACAAAACGTTTTCATTCGGTTTTATGACTGTATGAATCGCAAGGAACAGAGACAGGTCTGTGGTCTTGTACGAACCACGGTGAGCCAATAACGTTTGATTTTCTTCTGTATATAAAAAAGACCGCAGCCACTTATTGTGCAGCTCGGTCAAATCATTAAAGCCTACCCAGTGCCCTATCTTGTACGGTTCATAGTACAACAGGTCAAGAGTCTGCTTTTTTTTGCTGTTCAAAGTATTCCTCCATCTCGTTGATAGATTCATCTATCGGCTTGGATATCTCAATGCTTTGTTTATCGCTCCATTTCTCCCTCAGCCGGTTCTTGAGCCAGAATATCTGCGCTGTTGTATCGGGCACAACCTCTTTTTTTGTAACGGTTCGCTCAGTAAGCACATTACACTCGTACTTTTCTTTTACTTCCTCATACTCATATCCGAGTGCGCGCTTCAGAAGAGCATTCTCTACCTGACGGTCAACAACCTCTTTCCCCTTTTTTAGGGCCTCTAAAATCTCTAAATACTTAGCTTTCCAATTATACAGAGTAGCAACTGATATTCCCATATTTCTTGATATCTGCTCATCTGTTAGACCATCTCTGGCCCATCCTTCAATTTTCAGCAAGCCTTCTGGCGTAAGCCATTCTTGATACTTGCCTTTTGCCATATCGGCTCACCTCGCTTTCTTTTCTGAGATAAGCGGCAGCCGGGTAGTGGCCGCCGCCCACTGTTTACTAAATATATTTAAAATGATAGTTTTTATATGATTCTTGCCTTTTCTGTAATGTATCTCTTATCCCCCTCGGCTTACAGTTCAATTCTTTTGCGCAGTCTGATGCCAAGTTGTATACTTTTCCGGTTTCAATACATATAAATGGTCTATTATTACGCCGTAACGTATTCATTCTTTTATCTACCGCATTCCCATAATTGCTGTTATACTTCGGAGTACACCATTCTAAATTTGTTACTACATTATCGCTTTTTACTTCATTTATGTGATTAACAAAAGGCAATTTATCAGGATTAGGAATAAATGCCTCGGCCACAAGCCGATGTACCTTTGCCCGTTTTACCGTTCCATTGTTCCATAATCCTACAAGTTCGTATCCGCGATGTATTTTCTTTAATAATATTTGACCATCTGGTTTTTTAATTTTCCCACTACTTCGATAAAAACTTCTTATCCTCCCAAAGTTACTAACTTGATACACCCCATCGTATCCTTTTACATCTCTCCAAATCTCTTCCATGATTACCCCCATATAAAAAGACCCAGCATTTCGCTGAGTCTGATTGTATGACATGCCGCATTCGGAACATACCCGAATATTCGTAACGAACATGAAATTGATTTTTTAGTTACATCATCCCGTTCTATTACATATTTCTCCATTTTTGAGATACAGGCTGCCAAGTAGTGACAGCCTGCACTGTTGCGATTCTTGTACGACACATTGATGCCCACCAATGCTAAATGTTGAACAATGACCTTATGAATTATTGTTATTAGTTACTGACCGATGAACAACCGCAACAAAAACACCGGTAATGGGGACAACCGGAATCGAACCGGTGACACGCTGGATATAAGCCAGGTGCTCTTCCTTCTGAGCTATGTCCCGTTATTTTATTGCATAGAAAAAGAGACACCGAAGTGTCTCCCTGAAACCTTTTTTGCTACAATAAATTGTATTGGTTCTTTATATATTCAATAATCTTTTCTTTATTCTCTATCCTTGACTCACTTACGAAAATAATTAACTTATTTAATACTTCTTCTGTTGAACAACCATAGTTGTTTACTAACGTTGAAAGTATATAATCAATTTTAATCTCATTTGCTTCATCATGTATTGTTTTTTTTGCGCTTTCAATCTCAGAATATATATTCTTTATTTTGTATAATTCAATACAATTTTGAACCAAAGCAACTGTGTATAAAACAATGAATACTATATGATATGTTTCTATGAAAACTAAAATATAGAACAAAATTATTGGAGCTATCATCAATCTGCTTGAAATCAGAAAATAAACTGCAATTAAGATGAAACATTGCATGCCTATATTTTTAGCCAAAAAGCTGTAACTGGATAAGACTCTTGTAATGACGTTTTCTCCATTTATCAAATTTATACTTTTTGTTTCCCTCCTCGAAAATAGACTTACAATTATAGCAATTCCACTTAGTGAGAATCCCAATAATCCGATCATCGCTCCAATCAAACAAATAATCAAAGTATTCAGCATTTCTTGGTAAACAGAAAAATCAGAGTGAAGATTGATGCATATAAAAAAGGCCAAAATGAGTACGCTAATTCTGAAGCTCCATTTTACTTCCCACTCTTTTTTATTAAATAGATCATACATCTTACTATTTTTCCAATTACACATATTTATTCCTCTATTTTTTTAGAACCAGCATTTCGTTTTCGTATAACTTCATCACAAGCCTTAATGAATTCTGACATACGCCTAATATGCCTTTTTACCGGCGCCATATCTTCAGTACTTCTTGTTACACCATCTCTTCCTGTAGCCTCGACTTTAACATACCCACTACTGGTAGCTTTCTCAACCGGCATATCTCTTTGTAAACTATTAGCTTCATCTAAAGATTCTTTAACTAACTTAGAATCGATATTAAGTCCTAGTCTACTGGTTGACGTTAATAATATACTCTTTGATGATAAATTTGCTTCCTCAAATTCCTCTAATTTATCTTTCCCATTATCCTGTATAGATTTTAATATTTCAGTATCTGGATTTACCGGCTTCAATGAAAAAGATAATTTTTGTATTCCTTTTATATCTTTCAATTCTTTATACAGGTTATTGATATCAATACCATTTGTATATCTATCAACAGCAAATTTGTAGTCTCTTTCTGCACACCTTGCCGCTTCATTTAGCATCGCCGCAAAAACTTCTAAAAATTTCTTATGTCCAAACCGATTACTGGTATTATACCCAACCATTTCATTAAATACATCAAAATAAAACTCTATCGCATCAGTATTACTTATTGATCTACTTTCCAATTCCTGTGTAATTGGATTTTTTTCTTTATAGAATAACTTGAATTCTTTATCCAACCTCCCTCTTATGTAAGTATCTGTTTTGTCTTTAACATAAATACTATAATCAATTGTATTCGTATGTTGCTCACCATCCTCACCGATGTAAGTATTCTCTTCTCGATACCTCATTCCATCATCAAAATGCAATAATATATCGAGCATTATATCTCGTATTTGCAACTCTTTTGAATACACTTTATAAATATGTTCTGAAATCAAGTTAATCTTTCCAAAATATATTGTTATTGCCATTCTATGTGCCCTCCACATATACATCCCAATACCAAAACACCACCACAATTATATTAATAATATACCATATTTTGACAATTATCAACAAATTGTAGCGACATTTTAAAGTATATGTGGTACTTTTTACTATAGAACACACGTTCTTTTTTTGTCAATGTACAGACTCACCAAAAAACGCCCCACACTTTCATGCAGGACGCTTTTTTTCTGTATGTATGAAGGAGGTCATACTTCCGAGAAACCACCACTGAACAATTGTTATAATCGTTCTATTATAATTATATCATGATATTCTGCTAATAGTGCTAATCTTCCAGAAACTGATTAATAATCTGTGGGATTCTTCCTCTGCTATATCCAATTGTTTCAGCGATCTCTCGTTGCCGCTTCCCTTCTATGTATGACATCTCAAAAATCTGTCTGGCAGCACTATCCGGTATAGCCGCAATGAACTCCTCTATTTCCAACACCGCAGCCCTGATCTTCTCTTGCCTCTCTTCTCGGATCTTGAGCCTTCTGTTGATTTCTTCTGACTCCACAGGCTCATCCATCTGCACAGTAGTCCTAACCTCTGTATACGGGAAATTACGGCTTGACCCTACTACTTTCCCAGCTACCACAGGAACATTGGCCAGACGGTCATATAGCTTGTCTATAGCCCTATCATTCAACTCCTGCTCATGGATCAGCGCTCTGTACTGCTTAAGCGTCTTCTTGTCCACCGGCACTCACCCTTTCTTTTATATCATATTTTTCAGCCAGATACTCTTCCAACGTTTTATGTTCAATCTGTCGCCCCTGCTCCTGCAGCAGCCTCCCGGCCTGGTATGCGGGTCTCATAAATGTATCATGAGCTTTCTTGTCCGCGGGAAGCTCCGCCAGGCCCCCGTAATGGTCCTGACGATCCCGTTTCTGCTCCTTCCTTGTCCTTCTCAATCTATCACTCCTTATCCTAAGCCGCCGCTCCGTACTGCAGGAAGGCACTCTTGACCTGCTGCGGGCTGCGGTATGCATAATGCTTGTTGGTTACATTGCCGTTCTTGTGGCCGAGATACAGGGATATTAACTCACCCGGACACCCCTTTTTGGCCATATTGCTTGCCGTGGTCTTGCGGAATAGGTGCGGGTATACATTGCGATCCAATATTGATCTCTTTGCAATCTGCTTAATAGCCGCCCGTAATCCGCAGCGCTCCATTCTGTTATGCGGTGCCCTGACCGAGACGAACAACGCTGGGTTATTGTCCTGCCGACTATCAATGTATTTCCGCAGGTGGAACCGCGCCATATCGTCCAGACACACCGTTCTATATGCCCGCCCCTTCTCTCCATATATCAGGATGTCACCTGTCTGCCAATTAATATCCTGCACATTAACAGACGCGCACTCCCCGATCCGGACAGCTGTGCTACGCAGAAACTCTATAAGTGCGCGATCTCGCAGACATTCTCGGTATTCCTCAATCTGCGTCACCCTGTTGACAGTTTTGACTTTGCAGGCGTCCCGCAGAGCCTCCATCTCCCAGTCCTCCATGTGGTCTATGGGTTTTTCTACCTCAGTGTACTTTTCGATACTCTCTACCGGATTTTCCGTAATCAGGTGGCTTCTTCTCATCCAGGTGAAGAATGCAGATATCATCCTCCGCTCATTATTGACGGTTACCGGCTTATTCCCTTTCTGGGCATAGTGCTGCAGGTAATATTCAATATCCATGTCGGTTACATCCAATAATGATTTCCCGATGAAAATTATGAAATTTTTAATGCTTCGCAGATAATACTCGGCAGTATTTTTGCTGAGTTTCGGCGCTTTCTTGGCGTTGAAAAGCTCTATTATGTACTGATTGGTATTCTCACGCGTCGCTGGCAGAGTCTCTCCCATTTCTACAACATCCACGTTGTACAGCTCCTGTACAATAACCTGATTCAATACATCCATTGCCACTGCATCCAAATATGGCATCATCTTGGTTATAATATTGTCCCTTAAAATTTCTTTCTGTGTACGCATAATATTTTCTCCTCTTTTGTATTGCCTAAGGAGAATCGTTATGGTACAATTTCCTTAGGTAAGTGAGCAGTGGAGAACAGTCTGGCCGGACGTTCCACTGCTTGTTTTTATTCTGTTCTCAAAAACTCACTCACCCAATAAATCAATCCACCGGCTCCCTACTTCCGGTTTCAAAAACTTCTTCCTTTTCCAAAAATCAATTCCACAACTTCCATCTTCGCATAGTATATTTCATTTAAACGTTCGTTGAATTCAAGTTCAGACGTACATCTTTCAAGTTCATCTTGCAGTTTCTCCATCTCTATATGATGTTTTTCCTTCTGGCAATTAGTTTCATTTACCAACTTATCATATTCCCGTTTCCAATCAACTCCATCTGTGCGTGTAATATTTTCGTAATCTTTCATACTGTCTTTCCCTCCTAAATATTTGGTTTAGTTTACCAATTGAACTGTGGGTCCTTTGGCTCTTCTAACCATTTTCTTAGTTCATCCGGTCTCATGCTCTTCAATTTCTGCTTAAATTCTCTACACTCTTTTCTGGGATGATTATCATATGTCAACAACATCACAGTATCAGCTATAAGCGCCTCAAAGAAATATTCTCTGTTTGTTACCATTACTGGGCTATATCCCCCACAGTACCCGCTCATCTTTCCGGCGCTGCAGCAATCATCCTGTTTTATGCAATTATTACAGTTTGCCATAATCTACCTCTTTCCCCGGCCAGCCGCCGGAAGCTATTCTGGTTTGTATGGTTCCGGTAGCGGCATCCAGGCAACTACTTTTTTAACCTCTTCTTCCCAACAGGTATTTTCTTCACTATTTCCATCCGCTATCATTAACCATTTCCCGCACTCATAAAAACAGTATTCTATATCATGCCCCCCTGTATTTTTTGCGATTGTTACAAGATAGAACTTTTGTTCTTCCGGCAGCCGCTCCGATACCGGGATCCAACTATGCTTTCGTTGCTCTTCCTGATACAATTTCAGATACTTCATGCTCTGGCTCCCGTCAAATGAGTTTATCCTTTTAATTTCCTCCGGTGAAAGGCCAGTGTCCTCATACTCCGCAAGACGCTTACATTTCTCATACCTAAATTCGCACCGCTCATTATTGCACCCCATTCCATCACAAGGTTTTTCAAAACATTTTGGATAATAGGCGTTCCCATTATCCCATGCCGTTAATCTCTCCATCTGTAACTCCTTCCTTTGCTAAATGCCAGTTTAGTTAATATCTATTACTTCCCTAAGTGCCTTGAAAACAGGGTAAACCTGTTGTGGCACTACGGCATTTCCGTAACATTGCATTTGTTCTTTGTATTGCTTATATCCGCCCATCCAATCGGGAATCCCATCATCCATTCCACATACTGGGGATTTATGTACTGACCAATACGTTCCGGGCAAATAATCCCAAGGCTGGAACAAAGCGCCTGTCCGTGCTTGCCATTGTGTTCTGTCGGTGTTTGTTTCCGTATCGGCTTGAAATCTTGACTCGCTCTTGGCGATGCCAACAATAAAAACCCTGTATCTCTCATGTGGCGCCGCGACAGCGTAAGCCGGCACACAGAACGTCCGGACTTCGTAACCTTCTCTTTCCAAATCGGCACAAACTGACTCATGTATTGTTGATAATAACCCATTAACATTTTCTCCAAGTACAAAACTGGGCTGAAGCTCTCTAATAATTCGGCAGAACTCCGGCCATAAGTGCCGTTCATCGTTTTCAGCTTTTCTTTTTCCGATGACGCTGTGCGGCTGGCATGGGAATCCTCCTGATATAACGTTAACTGTTCGTAATCCTGTTTTTTCATAAAAATCTTCTCCTGTTAAAGTTTTTATATCTTTCCATTTAGGTACATCAGGCCAGTGTTTTTGCAACACATTTCGCGGAAATTCCGCAAACTCACATTGTCCTACTGTTTCAAATCCAGCCCATTCCGCAGCCAAATCCAATCCACCAATACCAGAAAACAAACTCAAATGTGTATACCTCATATTTTTCTAAAGGAGCCGATGCGCATCTTCCCGGGAAGCCCGTCTCCCTTCTCTTATTTACTTAAATTTTAAATTTTCATTTAGAATCCTTACGTTAATTCCATCGGTGATATAATATGCCGTATCAGTTCCGACCTCCTCGCTGTGACCTGCTATTGTCCCGTTATCGTACACTTTGGTTACTTGTATAGTGTCTAAGTGACGTCCCCCTGGGCTTGTTATACTTAGACGACATCCACCATTCCCCTTTTTAGCCGCAATCTTAATTAATGTATCTATCATCTTTTCAGTCATTTCATCTTCCTCCTAAATGTTAAAACTCCATATAGTTATCAGTCATTGATAAAAATAATTTTGTCGATACCCACGGCAAATAATTTTGGGTGTTTAAAAAGTAAACTCTGCCGCTGGTTATTTTAAATAGTGCTCCCGGAAATACCGTTACTCTACCAACATCACAAAAAAATGCATCAAATTGTTTTATTACTTTATAATTTTTATTATCCATTTATTTTTTCTGCCACCGCCACTAAATTCTTAAAACAATATGTTTTGTAATCGCTGCATAACTACATCCGTGGCATATTGTTCTGCTTCATCCATATCTTTCTTATCTTGATTTATAAGTCTCTTAGTCTCGAAGAATAATTCTTCTTTTTCAACATATTCTTTACCATCTATTACGACTTTCAAAATTTTCTCCTTTCACAAAATTGTTAATTCTAATCACAAGAAGATACGCTTGTATCCAGTTCAATACCTTCCATAACTGCTCTCATTTCAAGAATTGCCATATAGTCTTTCATGGCTTCCAACTGCAGAGTGTATGTGCTCCGCGGACAAGTAGGCATAAAGTCTAATTCATCTCTGTCCCATTTTGATACCATATTTGATAACCCTATGAATCGGATCTTCAACTGATCATATTCAGCTTCAAATCTTTCTTTATAATCTTTACTGTTCATTTTTTCAACTGTATCTGCTAATTTCATCATCTCTACCTCTTTTCTCCGGCACTCAGCAGCCGGCAGCTAAATCAAAGATTAGACACCATTTCTTTTTAACCGGAGAGAAAAACGGAATCATAACATATAATTCATGCTTTTTCTTGTATTCCTCCGCCTGTTCTTTGGTTTGAAAATATCCGCCATACATTTATTTTCATTCTCCTTCTAAATGTTAAATTGTGTATGCTTCTCCTCGATGATCCTCCCGCACTTTTTGCAGATTTCGTAATAATCGTCACCACTAATTCTTTCAAGTCCACTTTCCGAGCAACTATATCCAGACAAAGTTTCTTCATGATGACATAGTAACCCTTTCAGAAATTTCTTTTTACGAAACGGTACGATCCCATCTATTGTATGTAAAAAGTTCATATTTCACCTTCTTTCATAAATGTTAACATCCTTTTATTAGTGTAATTCCCGAATACTTTTTTATAGCAGCAGTTAGCGAAAACCAGTGTTCTTCAGATTGGATTTCTTCCGGGTCTTTTGATAGTACTTTATAAGCCTTTTCATCCAATGCTATCCTGTTGCCATCTTTAAAATTTACCACCCATCCGCTCTCCATATTTACCCTTTCCCCAAATTTTAATTCAACAGGTCGAATTCATATCCAGATCTGATAAATTCGACCGTCTTCTCATGGTTGCACGCATTCCCCAACTTTTCATAAATCCGCAGCATCTCTCTTGTATTGAAGTTTGTTTCAAGGAATTTATTTATGCCATTTAGCATGAAAAGATTGAATTCTTCATTCTTCCTGTACGTCTTATATGGCTCTGTTTTACAAGCCCCTCTGGACAGCCACTCTAAAACCTTGCACCGGATATCAAAATCATCTGCACAATTTTTTAGAATAAAATATTCATTAGCCCTCTCATGTGCAATGAATTCGCCATGCATATTGATATAGCTTTTAGGGAACGAATCCAGTAGCTTAAGTTCTGTATCTGTCACAATTTCACCTTCCTTAATTAGTGCACCAAAATGTTAAACTTGTAAGAATTACTTACATGTTCAAGCGTTAATTGAGATAATCTCTCATTACATCCTCTACCCCCTCTATGTCTCCGTATTGTATCGCACAGATAAGTTCATCTTCTGCCTGTGTAATCGCATCTACAATCTGCTCCAATGTATATTTTTCTTCCATGATTCAATCCTCCTTCTCTGCCAGCCGCCCGAGTTCTGCTCCACAGTTCTTTATGCAATCCTCCGCAGAATAACTAACATAATGCCCCTGTTGATTCATCCTGTACGCATGTATGAGACGATCTACGGTCCATGTGTAATTGCACTTTTCTATGTACCGCTCAACTACTTCCCGGTCAGTCAGCTCCTCGCTTCTTTCTTCCTGCTCCAGCTCCATACGTTCCACAGCATTTCCATAGATCATCATAATTCGTATGTACTCCTCCTGGGTTAATGCCAGGCCCATAGCAATTGATCTGGTTGTAGAGATTAATGTCCTTGCATCTGCAGGACCTATCATCTGCTCTTTGCTCATTTAACCACCTTCCTTCGTTTTCTCTTGGTTCCGGAGAAGATGAATTTATTCATGTTGCCTTGCTTAAATCCTACGTTCACCTTTCGCTTACCATTGAAGCTATGTCTTATATCCTGTGCCATACCTGCCTCCTATTTCGATAAAAACCACCATGTTTTCTGGCTTTTTCCATATCCTGTTGTGCATGAGTCTACGCCGATATCACGCTTTGCTTTCATCAGATCTGCCCGTTTGATCCCGGCACCATCACTCCGCATCGTGACTTCCTCGCTGTTTGCCTTCCCATCTGCGAGCGCATTTTTAAGGAATTCAATAGCCTTTTCATATCCGCTTTTCTCAAATCCTTTTACGCACTCTTTGATTCGTTCGAGCTGGAGAGTGTTGGCGTTTACTTTGCTCCAGATTTTTTCGATATTCTCTGCAGCTTCTTCCAAGAGCTTCCGCTCTGCAACGATCTGCTTATGTATATTGGTCAATACTGTTGCATCAGTCTGCTCCGGTACATCTTCTGCAACAATCAGGCTGCCTTCCTCCAGGCCCAGAAGCATACACATGATCTTCTCCACTGCTTCTGGTTGATCTGGATTCTTTTTTAAGCAGCTCACAAATGTTTTGTATCTCCCCATTTCCAGTGAGAATGCACATTTTGTCTTGCCTTGCTTTTTCAGCTCTCCGCAGAGCTTATCGTAATCTATCTTCACTTTATCAATTTTCGGTTGGTTCATATGTTCCCGTTTTTCCTCCTATCTCTCCAGAAGCTGTTCTTCCAGTCTGTCCATGTCGTATTTTCTACGCTCAAAATTATTGTTATTCCTAACCACCGATTTCTTTTCTATCGGCTCCCGCTGCGATTGTGTATACAGTACTTCAAATTTATCTCGGAATTTCTTTGTACTCCGGATATTGGATTTCCAAAAAGAATTTGTAGTAGCATATTCAAGCGCCTTTAATATCTGCTCTTCCTCTCTTCCATCCAACCGCTTCATACGGTCTATCTCTATAGCCCACTTCTTTTTTTCTTCCTCCGTCTCGGGAACCTTTGCCGATTTAAAAGTATCCCTGCAGGACTGAATCAGCTTTTCAACACACATCAAGTCAAAATCGGATGGCACGAACGATGATTTATTATTTATATTCTTTTCATTCTTATCATTCTTTTCATTCTTGTTTGTGTTTTTTTGCAGTTCTTTTGTGGTCTCTTCATGGTTTTTTTGAGGTCTTTCTGTGGTTTGAGATTCCTGATAAAGCCCGTAGTTTACAATGGTTACGGTGGTTTTTTTGCGGTCTGATTTTTTGACTATCATTTTGTCACTTTCCAATAGGCTCAAAAACGATCTCACCTTCGTTTTGCTCCATCCCCACCGGTCTGCCAATTTGAGTTCTGATGTGATAAAACTTCCGCGCTCTATGTTGACCAGGTCATTCCCCAGCACAGTTTTTTTGTCTGCATGATTAGCCAACATCAGAATGTCAATCCAGGCCTGTCCTTTTGAAAATGGCTTATCATCCCATAACCAGTGGTCAAGTAGGCTTCTATGCGCTTTTATCCATCCTTCCATAGGAAGCCTCCTCAATGTCTATACCGCAGTTCCGCAATGTCTTTTCCGCGATCTTTACGATCATAAGCAGCTCTTTTATCCGGCTCCGCTCCTGGAGCACCCAGCGGATCAGCATTTTTCTATCTTCTGCGCAATTCATGTCAGGAATAAAATATCCCTTTCCATTTTGAAGATTCAGTATTGGGATCTTCTTCCGCGCTTCATGCAATAGGTTTCTCATGTCACGATCTTTAAGACCTGTTTTATAACATAGCCACTTCCGCTTTATGGCGTATTTGCTGCCGGTTCTCAAAAATGTCAAAATATCAATTGTCTGTTTCTTTGGCTTTTTGGGCTTCTTAGGTTTTTCTGGATCATCCACAAAATCAAAGATCCCCATCTGCCCTGAAATCTGTTCTGCCATCCGCCCTCCTTTCCCCTCCCGGCAGCACACCGGGAAGTAATGAAATGGCTTACGATATTACCGTGACGTACCCGTAAGCCGACATGAACGGGTTACTATATAGCAGGGTTTCCCATGCTAACTTGTACAAAAAAATTCTCTTCGGAAGTCTTCTTCCGTTCCGTAATGTTCTATGTAATACTCTCGGCACCGTTCTCTCAGGTCCTTATCTACAGTATCGGCATCTTTGCCTCTACGTGTGCCATTTGGATGAAGATCCGGGCGAAGCGGAGCGATAAATCCATACTTTTCACACCTTTTACGTTCGTTCGAGGTATGGCTGAATACATGATGACGTTCTACGCCGTACTGCTTTGTATACATACAGTGATCCATGTCCTCTGTGAAGATGCTCCATAATCTCTTAGCCAATATCCACACCATACCTTTCTTTTAACAACCGCTTTTCATCAGGTGTGGCAATCTCTGAATCAGGTATTCCGGTTTCTTTGCATTCGGATATTAGTCCATCAATCAGACGTGCCATTTCGGAAGTATTGTATGTATGTGATCCTCTCAAGAGCTTATAAGTTCGATAGACTACTCCATCTTTCCCGGTCTTTACTTCGGAAGTCGGTTTTATATGATATTCATGAGCATTTCGGGCTGTTCTTGCCGCCTCCTCTGTATCAGGGATCGGCATTAATACCCTTTTTCCATCGATCACCTCATCCACTCCATAATTACACAGCATTCTGTTATGAGCTTCTGGATTTGATAAATGTAATACTTTTGCAAATTTTGATAATAAAGTCCAATAATAATCATTTGCTTTCAGACTCCGTTTGGCATGATATTTGTCGATTTCAAGGCTTAATTTGGGATAGTCCTTTAACTCTTCATAACATTGACGGAAGTCCTCGTGTGGTTCAAATAAGATGGTTAGGCGGTCTGTTTTAAAATCTCTTATTGGTTCTTTCAGTCTTCCTGTAAATTTCACGCTTAATCACATCCCCGCTTTTTCATGTCAATCATTTTAAGAAGTTTGTTATAGACAGGTTCATAATCATTAACAGACATTTCTTTAAGATCTGATATGCTGCACATGTCATAAATTTTATCTACTGAAAAATCATTAAAATCACCAATCTCTTTTATTGCATCCTGAATAGTTATCAGCATAGGTTTTGTGATTCTAATAGTCGGAAATTGTTTATATACGACTTCATTACCTCGGGACAAATTGATAATTTCTAAAGAATCAATTTCACCTCTGTTGTTATATGTGATGCTTTTCACGGCAAACCTGTCATATGTGTAATAGACTTCCTTGTCCTTCTTTTTTTGGATTTTAGCTTGAGCATTTGTAATCCAGATCCTTGGCGCTGAATATAGCTCGCGCCCTATACCAAAGTTTACACATGCCCTCTTGAATGCATCGGATGCACGGCCCTTTTCCTTTTCTGTATATGAAGCAGTTCCAACATCATCACGCGATATCCACTCGCCTATGTCTGTGTTATATACAGAAACGATGCAGCGCTCTTCGCCGTTAACTTCTTTGCTCTCTCGTTTCCACATAAGCGGACCATATGTATCATCCAATAGATTCATTGCTGCCCTTGAGGTTATATACAAAAGAATGGAAACCCCATCTGCTGTTGTCTGCTGGACACGGCAACTTATCTCTTTGGCCTGTAATCTTCTCACTTCCATTGTGAACTATGCTCCTTTCTCCTGCACCCAATTGCCGGAATAAAACCACTCCACCAACGTCTCTGTAAAATCCTCCATGTCCTCTGAGTGCTTTGCAATCTCCAGAAATGTCTCTTTCATCTCCAGATCTCCCGACCGGCAGCAATCACAAGCATAAGAGAAAGAGTCTTCTTCCAGAACCTTTTTGCCGGCCTCTGCATTGACTCCGATGTACATTTACTCATCACCTTCTGTTTTCTTTGGAAGTCCTACTATTTCTCTAATGACATCCACATCTACCCAGCGTTCTCTATCTAAGTATCTAACAAGTTCGCTTTTGAGTGTTCTAAGCTCTATAAGTTCATCTATATATTTCATAATTTCTTCTGGCATCTTGCAATTTCCTCCATTTCTGTTACAATTAAGTTGATTAATTATCTGAGTGCATATCGGGTTCCAGCCCATTGATATGCGCTCTTTCTTATGCCATCCGGTCAAGAATCTGAAACTTGTAACCGATCCTCTCAATATCTTCCACGGACAGAATCTTGCCTTCCTCCGGGCGGCCATTGAGCTTGAATACAAGTGCCCTCTGCCCGATCTCCTGCTGGAACAGCTGGCGGTTCATTGGGATCTCCACACTGAGCAGTGTTGTCAATATCTCCGCTGTTGACGCGTGTCCTATTGCTGAGTCCAGATTGTCACGATTGTTCTTAACCAGGGCCTTTGCCTCGTCCAGTGTAATGTCTGTAAGACGGTACTCCCCTGCTGTTGTCAAGATGCTTGTGTTTAACAGTGCTAATTTCATATTGTTCTCCTTTTCTACTTTTGATTGTTTATACGGTTGCTATCCCGATCAGGAATAATACTGCCAGTGCTACTCCTACATAGCACCAGTTCCATGCCGACATTGGGCGGTCACGTGGCCTTTGCTTTTTATGCAATGTAAAATTCTCAAACATGGCTTGTCCTCCGATCTACCGCCTAAGCGGTTTTGTCCTTTTTGCTGTTCTCTTCCAGGCACTGATTGACATACGTGACAAAAACATTAATCCGCTCCTGGATCTCCTCATCGTTTGTGAGTACACTGTCTTTTATTACTACCAATTGCACCACCTCTCTAATATGTATGCTGTGCTGATTGTCCGTGTTGCTGATTGCGCTTGTACGTTTTTGGTTGTTACAGATGTAAATATTTGGTATAATCTTCCTAACAAATGATGAAAGGGATGAATATCATGTCTACAAGTTTTACTTGTCCATTTTGTAATAAAGAAATAGCTAAATCCAAAGACACATACTCTGAACACTGGATATCTCAGAAGGGTTATATGCGTACAAAACCGTCCAGTCCTGGGCAATTATGCGTTTGCTATTACACATGTCCAAACTGTAAAGAAATTACTATACTTATTGATGTTGAATATGATCCATCCATAGGAATTGTTCATATCAGACCACTTTCAAAGGCCCAAAAATTTCCTGATTATATTCCTGAAGCTATTCGAAATGATTACGAAGAGGCTTGTGCTATTGTGAATCTTAGCCCCAAGGCCTCCGCAACGCTTTCCCGCCGTTGTCTCCAAGGAATGATTCGTGATTTCTTCAAAGTATCAAAAAAGAGTCTTTTTGAAGAGATCGATGCTATAAAAGATAAAATTCCCGCACAACAATGGGCTGTATTAGATGGTGTTCGCCGTATTGGTAACATAGGGGCCCACATGGAAAAAGATATAAACCTTATTGTCAACATAGAATCATCCGAAGCCGAAAAACTTATCAAACTTATTGAACTTTTGTTACAACAATGGTATATTGAACGCCATAATCGGCAAGAACTCTATGCCGATATCATCGGAATCGATCAATCTAAACAAATTGAGAAAAAGAAAAACTGAGTAGGCAACTACTCTTTTTCTCTTGTGCAAGCATCATTCTCTGCAAGCAGATTCCCATTAAAGTCCCAATACTGTTTAATGGGCCGGCACAAATCATCTTGCGTGCCTTCTCCCCGAATAGAAATAGTTTCTATTACTTGAATAACCTTTGCCGAATCCGTTCCTCTTGGTCTTACCATTCTTCACTACTCTCCTTCCTCTAACATTTCTGCGCTCATATGTAATCCTCGTTTCTGCTCGAAAACATCTCTCCAAAATTGGATACATCTTTCAAAGCATCAATATCTCTTAATACCTGGGCATGCTGCTTTTCAAACACTTCAGCAACTCTTTTGCTATCCGTTACCAACTCATCGTTGATAATTTCGACTTTAATTGTGTTATACATTACCCCCTCTCTCCCTGTTTCATTTTTGAAACTTTTTGTGTAAAAAAATATGAAGGAATATCTTTTAATTCAATGTCCAATTTCTGACACCAAGCAATGATTTCTTCTTGAGACAGCCCTATACCATTATTCAATTTCAAAGACATAGATCTATCCGTCATATTGTTTACTTCTGCGAATTTTCCTTGCGTTTCATACTTTTCAACAATTCGACCTCTTAATTTACTATAGTCAAATTCAACAGTCCTTTGCAATTTCACCACCTCCTCGTTTCATTTTTGAAACTATCTGTACTATACCACCATAAAATATGCATGTCAATACTTGAATTTCAATTTTTAAACTATTTTTGTTAAATCTATTGCACTTTTGTTTCAATTTTGATATTATATATCTAAAGGGGTGATAAAATGCAAAAACCAATGGATGAATTCAAAAACAGATTCAATAAAGCCATATCAATTAGAAATATAAAGCCTATAGAACTGGCACAAAAAACTGGATTATCAAAATCAACAATTAGTCATTATATGTCTGGATATACAAAACCAAAATCAGATAAGCTCTTTATCTTGGCACAAGCTTTAAATATTGATGAAACTTGGCTTATGGGATATGATGTTCCTATGGAAAGAAAAACAGATGCTGAAAAATTTGGAGAATATGCAGATCAATTTAATAAATCTCATACAGAATATATGCTTAGCGATGAAGAGATGGAAGTTATAGAAATTATGCGTTCATCATCAAAATTGAAACAACGTTTAACAGCTTATAATAATTCTTTTGAAAAGGTTCTTATTGACAAAATAAATTGCAATCTCATACAATTTAACACATCTGGATTAAACCAAGTAAATTCTTATACGAATGATTTGCTTAAAATAACCGATTACTGTAAAGAGCATCTTAATGAGGCCGAAATCATTAGTTTCAAAAACTCCATGTCCATAGGAGAAGCCAATAAGATAAAGATGCATTTATACACATTTATGCAGAAGATTGCATGCGCCGGCGGTGGGTTTATCTTTGATGATATACCAACAGACGTTATTGAGGCTCCTTATATGGAAGGTGCAGACTTTATTATTGGTGTTAATGGAGATAGTATGGAACCAACTTTTTTTGATGGCGACAAGGTTTATGTGGAAAAGATGCAGATGGTAGAAATCGGCGATATTGGAATTTTCATGATCAACAACGAATGCTTCATAAAAGAAGCAGGGGAGGACGGTCTAATCTCGCATAACAGTAAGTACGACATGATCCCTGGTACTGAGAATGTGCAGTGTATCGGGAAAGTACTTGGGAAAGTGATAGAGGAACCGCTTGTTAATGATTCTTCAGACTCCACAGTTTTATCGATTGAGGATTTAGAAGCACTGAGAATAGGCAGAGAACTTATAGAAAAAAAATCAAGTATTAAAAAGAATAGCGTTTAATTTTTTGACATATTTTACCAGGAAAACATCTATTGTTTCAGTGTTAGAATACTCTTGTAAATTTATATTTCGGAGGGTGATAATAGATGTTTTTCATTGATGAAATCATAAGCAGAAAACTTATAAAATTATCTGCTTATAACGCACTTGTAACTTTTAATGTGAACAGTTTGCCAGTTAATCCACTGGAGATATTAAATTCAAGGGATGATATTTTACTTTATTATTTTTCTTTTTATGAGACTTATATGCATTTTACTTTAGAAGATTTTAAATATTCATTTGGACCTTATGGAGGTGCTACTTATAATAAAGAATTCAAAAAATATAT